ATGATATTAGCGTTTATGTTGAAATTACAAAAGACGATAAAATAAAAGCCGACGAAGAAGACGCCAAAAGAGAATCCGAAAGGCAGATGCGCAATGAACTGCGGGCGCAGGGAAATGAAATCGACAATCGCTGTAAAGCTCTTAGAGAGGGCTTTATGCTTGACGCAAATTTTAATGATAGTGACAGTAAACGAAATTTGATTGCATACATAATGTATGCAATGTCTGCAAACAGCGGATACGATGATGCTGCTCTTCTTAAAATTGCCGGACTTAAATACGATGAAGGCGAATGTATAAACCTTGACGATTGTCTTGCAGACACTGGTAAAACGCTTATGGCTATGGCCTATGCGTTTTTCAGCGGCTTTCACGATAGTAGCTATATTGATTTTTCATATTATGAGGGTGTTACTCGTAACATCAACCCCGAGCTAAACAGATTTTATAATCTACTCGTCAAACTCGGCTATGTGATGAGTGACGAGGAGATACAGCTCCGTGACGGCACACATCCGATTTTTACAACGGGTGAAGTAAAATAAACTAAATAAGTTAATCACACAACTGCACTTGTGAGATTATATAAATCCCATTTAATACCTTCTTTCTTTAATTGTATTTTCGGGTAGGTGCAGATGCCCGAACAAATTAACCGATAACAAGCTCTGCACAGCTTGCTATATAAACTTTTTTACTCCTCTTGAAATAAATTCTGACATTGTATAAAGCGGAGTATGTGCAGATACTCTGCTTTATGAAAGCTAAATTATGATAAACGAACAAATATCTTTGTTTGACATTGAAGAAACAAAACCTATCAAGGCGAAAATTGAAAATGTCAAACTTGAAAGAATGAAAAAACAATCAAATAAAGCGGTTGAAACAGGCGGAAAACAGATAACTACCGAAGCAATCAACGAACTGTTTGGTATTAAAGAAAGTTTTGAATTGCCCGAGGTTTTATTGAGAAAACTGTTAAATAAGCAAGAGAAAGACGAGCTTTGCCGTGCTTTTATGCAGTTTAAGTTTGATATGTCAAACGACTGCCTGCGTGATTACTTCCAGGCAAATAACGCAAATCGTAACAACCTAAAACAGGATTACACTCCCGATTGTTTATGTAGATTGATTTCGGAGCTTGTTCCCGAAACTGACGAAGTGATAGATATATGCAGCGGAACAGGAGCGTTGACCGTAGGAATGGGCAGAGATATTCAGTGCCAATGCGAAGAAATTTCCACTATGAGTATTCCGGTGTTACTCTTCAATTTAGCACTGAGAAATTTAAACGCAACTGTTTTACAGAAAGATGTCTTGCTGAACAAAGTTGAAAAAGTATTCAAGGTGAGCAAAAGCCAAAATTTCAGCGATATTGTAATTTTAGATAATTACAGAGAAATAAAAGCGGATGTTGTTGTTTCAAATCCGCCATACTCGCTCAAATGGAAACTAAAGAGCGACAAACGCTTTGAGGGATATGATTTAGCTCCGGCTAAAGCGAGTGACTTTGCTTTTGTACTTGACGGCTTGTCAAGGCTTACTGAATCGGGGCAAGCGTTCTATATTCTTCCGCACGGTGTACTTTTCAGAGGTGCGGCAGAAGGCAAAATCAGAAAACAACTCATCGAGAATAATTTGATTGATGCGATTATCTCATTGCCTGAGAAAATGTTTTTAAACACTTCTATACCTGTTTGCGTTGTAGTATTTAACAAAGCTAAGGTATCAGATGACATCTTGTTTATTTCGGCTGAAAAACTGTTTGCGAAAAACGGCAAGCAGAATGTTATGACAGATGAACATATCAAGCGGATTGCGGAGACTTATTGGAACAGAAAATCAGTTGATAAATTTGCAAGTCTTGTAAGTTTATCAAAAATCAAGGAAAACGAATATAACCTCAATATACCACGCTATGTAGATACATACGAACCCGAAGAACTGCCACCGCTTAGTGAAATCACGCAAGATATAATCAAATGCAACCTTAACATCAATAAGGCTACAAATGACCTTTTGCAGATGCTGCAAGAACTTTGCGGGGATGAAGAGTACAACAAGATTAAATCTGATTTTGTGGAGTTTTTTAGCAAGCAAAATATTGTCGGTCAAACAATGATTGATTTTCTCAGAATGCAAAATCTTGAAAAGAAAGCGGATTATATTGTATCCCACGCAAAAAAGGAACGCAGACCTATTCTTGAACTTGCCGACTTCGAAAGAGTAAAAAAAGGTAAGATTTACGAGGCAGGAACCGTTTACATTCAGTTATCGGCCACTGATGGTAAGGTTAAGTTTTTAACCGAGAGTAAAGAGTTGGAAACAAAGTACGGTGTTTTTCTTCCTAAAACCCAAAATATCGGTTCAAGATACTTGTTCTATATGCTTGATTTTGAAATGCCGTCTTTTTTGCGGAAATATCAAAACGGTATGAACATAAATCCTGACATCTTTAAGTATTTGCAAGTTACTTACTATCCCGAATACAAATACCAAAAAGAACTTGTAATGATTCTTGATGATATCCAATTTATGTATGACCAAGAATTGAACGAAAAAGAAAAATGGGAATATTTTAAAAAGTTTCATTTAAACGGTATGTTCCCGACTTAAAAAGGAGCGTGAAAATGGCATTCCCCGAAAAATTAAAAGCGTTAAGGCTTAAATATAAATTAACGCAGGAAGAATTAGGTAAAAACCTCTGCTTGAGCAGAACAAGTATATCTTACTATGAGCAAGGAAAATTTGAACCTGATATTAAAACTATAATAGATATTTCAAATCTATTTAATGTTACGACAGACGAACTGTTGAAATGAGGCGTGACAATGAAAATAAAAAAAGCATTCGACATATGCAAGAAAAATAAAATTATTTCCATTTTCGGCAACGAAAAAGGCGAGCAATGGCTGTCAGACGGCTATGCGGTCTATCCTATTTTCGGCTTGCCGGAACTCAATGAAGATTACATATGCAAACTCTATGACATCAACGATGCGCAGAGAGATAAGATTAGATTTACAATCAGTCAAACCAAGCCGTTGATTGATGTTGAGGATTGTTCGGCGGATGAAACACCGGCTGAAATGTGGGATATAAGCATTATATACGACGGTAAAGTAATGCTCCCGATTAGCACCGCAGAGGGCTTAATGTTTATTGACAGAGTATATCTTAATCCTTTTGTGGATATGCCAAACGAAACAATGGCGCTTGCACTGCGTAAGGACTTCAAAGGTACTCCGTACTTCGCTGTTAAATTTGGAATGATTGCATACGGCTTTATATGTGCTTATGAAATTGTTGATGAAGATTTTGTGAGACAATTGAAATCATTATACATTGAAAGCGATATGATTTTGAAAAACAAGAAAGGATGACCTGCCGATGAAGCAGTATGAAGCTGACCAACAGCGGAAGTTATTTCAGTGGACGACCTTCATCCGGGCAAAGTATCCTGAAATTGATTTGATGTTCCACATTCCGAACGGCGGAAGCAGGAACAAACTTGAAGCAGCCAACCTCAAAAAGCAAGGGGTAAAGGCAGGTGTGCCGGATTTGTTTTTGCCGGTTAGCCGTGGAAGCTATCACGGCCTGTTCATCGAATTAAAATACGGTAAGAATAAGCCGACTGAAAAACAAACCGAATGGCTTAAAAGCCTTAATGAACAAGGCTACGCTGTCGCTGTATGTTATGGTTGCGACGAGGCAAGCGAAAAAATATTAAAGTATTTGAAATTAGGTGAAATAAATGAGTGAAGAAAAAAAGAAACGAGGTCGCAAGAAGAAACTCGACCGAATAGACAAGATGTGTCTTTACTGTTCTGATTACAACGCAAAGCACGGCACAAGTTACAGCTACGGAGAATTTGTAGCGCAAATCGCCGCAAGAAAAATTAAACCGCTCGGTTTCTACGATTACGCAGATTAGGAGGAAAAAATGATTGATTAAGGAGAGTGATTTGGTTGAGTCAGAGAAAATCAATATCAAAAGCAACAAGGCTTAAAGTTTATGAGAAGTACAACGGAAGGTGTGCGTACTGCGGCTGTAAACTCGAATTAAAGGATATGCAGGTTGACCATATTCAGAGCGTGTATTGGTATGACGGAGCAAATGACATTGAAAATTTCAACCCTGCTTGTCGAATGTGCAATTTCTACAAATCGACAAGGACAGTCGAAGATTTTAAAAAAGAATTAGGAAAGTTGCTTTCGAGGCTCGAAAAGGTCTTTATTTTTCGATTAGCTGTAAAGTACGGATTGATTAAAAATACGGACAATCCAATTGAATTTTACTTTGAAAAGCAAAATAAAACAGGTAAAGAGAGTGAAAAATGATGAGAGAAATATTATTCAGAGGAAAATTCGGAAACGAATGGAAGTACGGCTTTTTAAGCATTGAACCCAAAGGCTTGGTAATCAAAGAGCCATACAAGAACGAAAGCTCAAAAGTGTGGCATATTGACGCTGACACAGTCGGACAGTACACAGGCATGCACGACAAGAACGGCACAAAAATTTTCGAGGGCGATATTGTTGATTTCTCGAAACGCCCTGATAATGGCGACTATGGAGCTGTTATATATGACGCAGATGAAACCGAATTTGGGATTGAATACTACAATATCTACAGAAGTCTCGGAAAAAATTATTATCCTGAAAATATTGAAGTTATCGGAAATATCTATGACAATCCCGAACTGCTGAAAGGGGAAAACAATGACTAACTTTGAAAAAATCAAATCAATGAGCAAAGAGCAGATGACACATTTTGTGCTTGATGCATTAAATAACAATGTTTGCGATTATTGCAAAGATTGCGATACTTCTTGTCTTGAAAATGAAGATTGTCTTGAAAATAAAGAAATTATAAAAAAATGGCTTGAAAGTGAGGCAAGCAACAATGGCTGAATCCAAAAAAACAGTTGCAGCGGAAATGCAGGACAAGCCGACAGCGGCAGAAACATTGTCAGAACTCGACCGGCTTGTGATAGGTTTTATTGACGGTGCCCTTGATGTGGCTACGCTCAATAGCTTGGATATGTTAAATCGTTGGTTAGTGTTGTCAATGTCAGCCATATACAGCTGCACAAAGATAGGCTTGCTATCAGCCAAGTCTTGTGTCAAGGCCAAATACAAGCTCCTACAAGAGTATCGCAGGTTTAGGACTGACACTTTTTTTGCAAACAAGGAACACATCGAATGGATAAAAAGGACGAAAGAAACTTCTTGCAAATTAACGGAGTTGTCAAAGGCGATTGCCGAACACGATACTAATGTATTGCAAATTGCTTTACAGATAATTGACCTGCTCACCAAGCATGATGTTTATAACAAACTTTTCATTTTGTCAGACGCATCGGATACATATAAAGAAAAATGTTTAAAAACACTAACCGAAAACGATACAGCATTTTTGAATGAGTTCGGCAACATACCTTTTGTGGATTTGCTTTTTAAATTTTATAAATCGACAGAAGAAACGAGAGCATCAGAAATTTTTAAAGAATTGGATGCTGATAACATTAGAAAGGTAGCTTGTCACGTGCCGGTTAAGTCTGACAATTGTCAGGGTATCGCAAAAAGCTATAAAGAATACTTTGGCATTTAATAAGGCAATATTCTTGCCGGCTGCAAAATCTTAAAGGAAATTCAAATCAAGTTAATCCTATATTAAAAAAGTAATCAAAGCGACGACTTCCGCTTTTGATTAAGCTGTTACAAAAGAATGCACCAAAAATCAAACACACAATTGCAGCGGCAAGGTTGCACAGAGCAGTAGTTCGGTGGTCAGACGGACTACTGCATATTTATATCATCTGACTTTTTAATGCGAAAATAGAACAATAGACAGTCACAAATAAAAGGGTTGAAATACCCTTTAACTATCCCGCTCAAGGAATTAATTAAGTGACCGTTTTAGTTTTTACATATATAATAAAGGATTAAATATGTTTACATACAAAGCCGAAATTAAATCAGGCCCTTTGCTTGAGGTTAAATATTACAAGTCCATTCGCAAACGTAATAAGAAAAATCTTGCTCGACAAATCAATCAATCCAGAACAAACGAAAAGCAAGCCAAAGCAAACCGTATCAGAGGAGAACAACACACACAGAGGCTTATCCTTTGCAACTTCTCTGAGGGCGACTGGTTCGCAAGGTTCTCCGCTCCGTTTGGTGAGTTTACCGAAGATGAGTTTGAAAAAGTTGTCTCGAATTTTTTTAAGCGAGTGAAACGCAGGACAGATAAGAAACAAATCAAGTTTAAATACATCGGTTATTGTGAGTGTGGCAAGCTCGGGAAAAATTGGCATCTGCACATCGTGATTGAAGATTGCGTGCGTGAAATATTAACGGAATGTTGGCCGTGGAAAAACGGAATAAATTTCACTCCGCTCTACCAAGACGGAAATTATGCTGACCTTGCAAAATACATACGCAAAGATGTCAATGGTAAGAAGCGCTTGAAAACATCTCGCAATCTCAATAAGCCTGAGGTCAAAGTTGTTGAAGGGAAAAAACGAGAATACAGGAAACTCGAACGAGGTGAGGCTTTGCCTTGTCCCGAAGGATATTATTTTTACAAAGACGAAATGTGGATAAATGACTTCACGGGTGCGTCTTTTCATTTTACTTACTTGGCCAATAGCCATAAACACAAGAAAATCGGAGGTGCAAGGATTTGAGAGATACAACAAGAGATTATACAATTTCACAGTTTAGACTTTATGCCTCTCTTGGATTTCCAAGCAAAGCACAGGTTGTAGCTGACAAGACAATGCACCGAGCATTACAACTTGACCTGCTTGCTGTGGCAGACACACTTAATACCTTGACCAATAGTGGTAAAGACTACATCTGTCAAGCTGTCAGCGCTGTTTACTTTGTTGCACCAACAAAACCGTTGCACAAAGGTGAAATAAATTTGAGAGTGACCAAGTTTGCTGTCAACAACTATACAGACGAACGCACGGTGTTTCGCTGGCTCAAAGAGGCACGATTGCTTTGCGCAAAACTTCGTGGGCTTAACATTTGTACATATTGCACAAAGAAAGATGTCAGTAGAAGCGATTAAACCTGTTGTACAATTAAATTGTAATGATAAAACGAAAAGTAACAACGGACTGGATCATTAGCCAAATCCGTGAGGGCAAGGCGTATAGATTCTATTTAACGGCCGATTGGCAAAAAGTCAGAGATGCAAAAAAAGCGAAAGAACATTACGAATGTGAACGCTGTCGAGCAGTAGGTAAGTACAGCCCTTGCGAGGCAGTGCATCACAAACTATATCTCAAAGTAAGACCTGACCTTGCTCTCGACATCAACAACCTCGAATGCCTTTGCAAGGATTGCCATTACAAAGAACATCACAAGTACGAATCGAAAAAATTAAAAGATGAGTTTGCTGAACGATGGTGAGCGAAAAAAGACATACCCCCGGGTAAAAAATCGAAAAATTCTGAGGCCAATGGATAACGGTGTAAAGGCACGACAGTTTGGTCTCGCGCACGCACACGAGAAATTTTTGAGAGAGGAGAAGCAAATGGCACAGATTAAAATTGCAGAAATCAAAGACAGCTTAATTGAGCAACTGACTTTGAAAGGGGCAAACATTGAAGTCTATAGAGATTTAATCGACAGCTACATTTTTTGCACAAAACTTGAACGAAAAATGCAAGCGGACATACGCAAAAACGGCTTAACATACAAAGCTATCAGTGCCACAGGCAAAGAATATATTAAGGACAACCCTTCAGTAAAAAATGCCGTAATGTACAACAAACAGCGCTTAGCGATTCTCTCACAAATGGGGTTGTCGATTGACAAAGTTGAGAGCGAATCTGATGACGAACTGTAAAGTCATAGATGAGTATATAGACCTTGTTAAAAGCGGTAAATATCGTGTCTGTCGTGAACAAATTCAGCTGATAAAATTTGTCGAAAATGTCTTTGAGAATGAAGAAATTTATGTTGACGAAGAACAGCTTGAAAAGTATTTATCTTTGCAGAAATATTTTCCTTATGAACTTTTCGCATGGGAAAAATTTTGTTTTGCATTGCATAATTGTACATATTCAGCTCCCTGCGTCTTACGCTTTCCCGACCTTGTGCTTATTGTTGGAAGAGGCTCAGGTAAGAACGGCTATTTAGCTTTTGAGGATTTTGCACTTATAACGCCGGTAAACGGTGTAAAAAACTACGACATTGACATTTGTGCGACTTCGGAAGAACAAGCAAAAACAAGCTTTAACGACATTTACGAAATTTTGGAAAACAATTCAACCAAAATGCAGCGGCATTTTAAGTGGAATAAAACCGAAATTGTAAATATAAAAACAAATTCAACAATCAGATACAGAACATCGAACAGCAAAACGAAAGACGGCGGTAGACCGGGTAAGGTTGATTTTGATGAGAAACACGCATATGAAAATTACAAGCTTATTGACGTGTTTGTCACCGGTTTAGGAAAAAAGCCACTTCCGAGAACTACGACAACCACAACAATGGGATATGTAAGAGACGGTCCGCTTGACCAAGAGTTTGCGAGAGGCCTTGAAGTCTTAAACGGCGATGCGCCTGACAACGGCACGCTTTATTTTATTTGCCGTTTGAACGATGACAAAGAGGTCCATGACGAGCAAAATTGGTACGAAGCGAACCCGAGCTTGCAGTATTTTCCAAACTTACTTCGGGAACTTCGGAAGGAATATGAGAATTGGAAAATTGATCCGAATAATAACTCTTCATTCATGACGAAAAGAATGAACCGTCCACAGGGAACGGAAGCAAATCCTGTAACTTCGTGGGACAATGTCAAAGCAACAAACAGACCTCTCCCCGACCTTGAAGGTAAGCCGTGTGTTTTTGGCATTGACTACACAAAAACTACTGACTTTTTGGGAATAGGTTTAATGTTCTTGATCAACAGTGAAATCGTATGGAAGCCATTTTCGTGGTATTGCTCGCAGTCCTCAGACCTTGGGCGAATTAAATTTCCATACGCTCATCAGCCGGATTTGCAAAGGGTTGACGGGGTGGAAATCCCCCCTGAAATCGTCACCGACTGGTTGAGAGAACAGAAAGAACATTACAACATTGTCGGAGGAGCTTTGGATAATTACCGATACACGCTTTTAAAAGAGCCGTTAATGCAGTTAGGTTTTGAATGTGACCGTAAAGGGCGAAACAATCTAAAACTTGTAAGGCCGTCGGATAAAATGCTTGTCGCTCCTCTGATTGCTTCGGATTTCGCTAATCATCGTATTGTTTGGGGAGATTCGGCACTTATGCGTTGGTACACAAACAACACTTCTGCCGTTGAGGATAAAAGCGGCAATATCATATACGGAAAGATTGAGCCAAAATCACGAAAAACAGACGGATTTATGGCGTTCGTCGCCGCATATACACAGCTTGATTTGTTGAAACAAAATCAGCCGATGACGGTTGATGAACTCAAAAATTGCTTTAACGCAATTGTATTTTAAGGGCAGGTGAAAACAAAAATGAAAGTAATAAACTGGGTGAAAAATCTCTTTAAAAAAGATGCCGTTGCAACGGAATTTAACGAGGACGGCTCGACAGTTGATGAACAGAGATTCCACTTGACAGAACTTGCCTTATTTACGGCGATTGATTTTATCGCAAGGAGTTTGGCAAAGTGCGAATTTGTTACCGTAAACAATAACCGAGAAAGTCGCAAAGCTGAGTACTATCTGTGGAACTATTCGCCGAATAAGCATCAAACCAAAATCGAATTTTTTACGCAGGCTGTCGCAAAACTGATTTTTGACAACGAGCTTTTAATTGTCGAAACCGCCGATAATCAGCTTATGATTGCTGATAGCTTTTCAAGAACGGAACACGCTTTGATTGACGACACATTCAGCGGCGTTACTTGCCGAAATTTTACATATCAGCGTACTTTTTTGGAGAGTGATGTAATTTATCTCAGATATAACAACTTTGCTCTTAACGGCTTATTGGCTGATATGTGCAATACATATGAGCAGTTAATGTTATCAGCTCAGGAAAGATATAACAAAGCTGTCGGACATAAAGGAATTTTGGAGCTTGAAAATTACAGCTTTGGTGATGAAAATTTTGCCGAAACCTACAACAAAGTGCTGTCAAAGCAGTTTAAATCATTTTACTCAAACAAAAACGCTGTTATGCCGATTTTTAAGGGTATGAAATATTCAGAACCCTCAACCGATGCCGGTAAGACTACAAACAGCGAGATTAACGATATCCAAAAATTGAGAACTGAGGCATACACGATTGTTGGCAATGCTTTGCACATTCCGCCGGCTATTTTAAGTGGGGAAGCCTCTCAACTCTCGGACGCTATGGATTGTGCTATCGGAAATGCAATTGATCCGATTGCAAATATGTTTGAGCAGGAAATCACCAAAAAGAGATTCGGCGGTGCTGAATTTAATAAAGGCAATTATCTTTTAATTGACACAACAGCGGTAAGGCATATTGATGCCGTAAGTCAGGCGAACAACCTTGATAAGTCAATCGCAAGCGGTGTTTTAACTCCTGCGAAAGCTCAAAAATATTGCAATATGCTCCCTTGCCCCGAAAAATGGGCGAATAAATATTATATTACGAAAAATTATCAAACAGCGGAAAACGCATTGAAAGGTGGTGAATAAATGAAAAGTAGAAATTACAACATCAAGCAGATTGCAGAAAATCAGAATGTTTTGCAAATTTATCTTTACGGCGAAATCGAGCCGGGCTATTTGGATTGCTGGGGATATTATTACGGCTCAACTACGAGCGCCGAATATATTCGCAAGGCGATTGAAAAAGCAGGTGAAATTGAAGGCATTGAAATCTACATCAATTCCGTGGGCGGATTTGTTGATGAAGGTGTAACTATTTACAACCTGCTCAAACGGCAGAGTGTGCCCGTCACTGCATACATTGACGGTATGGCTTGTTCAATCGCCTCTGTTGTCGCAATGGCGGCTGACAAGATTGTAATGCCGTCAAACACAACAATGATGATTCATCATGCGGTCGGAGGCTGTTACGGAAATGCGAAAGAACATAGAGATTACGCTGAACAGCTTGAAAAAATCAGCACGGCAAGCACAAACTCTTATCTTGTTCACGCAGGCGAAAAGCTTACAAGAGAAAAGCTTGAACCGTTGCTCGATGCTGAAACATTTCTGACCGCACAAGAGGCTTTTGACCTCGGTTTGTGTGATGAAATCGTTGATCCTGTCGATTTAACGGAATCAAAAGAAATCGTTAACGATGCACAGCAGAAGAAAAATCCAAAAGCAAAACAGGCAGCGGCAGAGCTTTTAAAAATGCTCGGAACAAAGCCTAAACCGCAGACACCGCCCGAACCACAGGCTGAACCGAAAGAAAAGGACAGCTTTGAATTTTTTGAAGAACTTTTTAAAACCAAAAATTATTTGTAAAGGAAGATGAAAAAATGAAAAATCTTGATTTACTTGCAAACGCAAAAGCACAGTTTGCACAGAATTTTAAAGACGCTTTTGAATCAAAAGACGAAACAAAGATGACAAACGCTCTCAACGAGTATGCGGAGAGCATTCAGCAGTCCATTATTTCCGTTGCTCAGGAAATCGGCGAAACTGCCGACAACACAATCCTTGCCAAGAGAGGATTCAGACAGCTTACAAGCGCAGAGCAGAAGTTCTACAACAATTTTGTAACAGCGGCAAAATCTGCTGATGTTAAGCAGGCTCTCACTGGTCTTGATGTTACAATTCCTCAGACAATTCTCGATACAGTGCTTGAGGACATTACAAACAATCATCCGCTGCTCGATGCAATTGGCATCGAAAACACATACGGCTCTGTTAAGGCAATCTTTGCTACAGACACAAAACAGCTTGCCGCTTGGGGCGCATTAAATTCCAAAATCACACAGGAGCTTGCAGGCACAATTCAGGAAAAGGACTTCTCAACATCAAAGGTAAGCGCTTTTGTTCCTGTTCCGAAGGACATGCTTGACCTCGGTGCTACATACATCGACGCATATGTCCGCAGAATCCTTGCTGATGCACTTGCATACGCATTTGAGGACGGTTTTATCAACGGCGACGGCAACGGAAAGCCTATCGGTATGCTGAAAGATCCCGAGGGCGCTGTAAAGGCAGGTGCATACACTGAAAAAACAGCAACAAAGCTCACAAGCCTTGACATTAAGTCATATATGGATGTTGTTGCAAAACTCGCAAAGGGCAAGGGCGGTAAAACCAACAACATTACATCGGTTGACCTCATCGTTAATCCTGTGGACTATCTCACAAAGATTATCCCTGCTACAACTGTACTTGCAACCGACGGCTCGTACAAAAACAACCTCTTCCCCTTCCCGACAAATGTTTATCCGTCAGAAATGGTTACGGAAGGCACTGCCGTAATCGGTCAGCTTTCAAGATATAAAGCCTGCCTCTCAACAGGTAAGGAAGGTAAGCTTGATTACTCTGACCAGTATCAGTTTCTCGAAGACAACAGAGTTTATCTTGTTAAGGCTTATGCAACAGGCTTTTCGCTGCATACGCAGGATTTTCTTAAGCTCGATATTTCAGCGCTCAATCCTGCCGAAATCAAGGTAACTCTTAATCAGACAGCAACAGCTTAATTTTTCACGGAGGTGTTGAACAATGGGAATTATGAACGATGTAGTTAATATGCTCGATTTTGACCGTGAGCACATCGAAACAGATGAAAGCACAAAGTCGAAAATTGAACTGATTATAGCCAATGGAAAACAGCACCTCCGCGATTATAATCCTCTGTTAACTGATGAGGATTTCGAGCGTGCGACAAGGGCAAGAAATTTGTTGTTTGACTATTGTAGATATGCTTACTCAAATGCTGTTGAAATGTTCGACCATAATTTTGAAAGCGAAATTTTGAAATTAAGGCAGGAATACGAGGTGCAAATGTATGATACCGAAGAATAACATTGATTTTTTGACATTTAATGACGGACTTGCAAAAATCTACGAAACGGACGAAAACGACGACATCATCGCTGACAGCCTGAAAAAATATCGCTTTGGTAATGAAAAAATCGGTGTAACTCGATTTTACGGAGCAAAGCAGAACGATATTGAACTGTCAAAGGTTATCCATATCCACAAAGATGAAACCTTGAGAACGGATATGGCGGTCATCATTGACGGCACAAGGTTCAAGATTGAACAAATTCAGCACGATAAAAGCAAAAATCCCCCTTGCTCGATTGTGAGCCTGTCGCAGAGGGGACTGTATGAGGGCGGTGCAGAAGATGTATTTTAAAAATTACGATGAATTTGTCGAACTTATTAAGTCTTGTGGCATTAAATGCGTTGAGGCAGATTACAACAAATCAACCACTGCACCCTATCTTGTTTATTTCAAGGATGAAGAAACAGGAATTTACGCAGACGGTGAAATACTTTGGAAAAATGCAAAAATCATCATAGAACTCTACACGGCAAAAGACGACCACACAAGCGAAACAAAGTTTGAAAAATGGCTCAACGAAAACGGCTACGGTTGGAAAAAACCAAATCGAGCTTGGGACACAACGAATAAACTTTGTGTAAGCTATTACAATTTGGGCGTGACTTTCGATGAGTAGTTACAAAAAAGTCGGTATCGACCGCCTTGGCGATACCCTATCGAAAGAGCTGTCAACCTATTCGGCTGATGTGCAAATGGGTGTCCGACTATTGGTCGATGAAAAATCCGAAGAGCTCAAAAACGAAATCAAAAAAAATGCACCTGTCGGCAGAAGAAAAAAATATCGCAAATCATTCAAAGTAAAAATTACGAATGAAACATTCAGGTTTTACGAAAAAACAGTTTATGCCGCTAAGCCTGAGTACCGGCTTACACACCTCCTCGAAAAAGCTCGTAAAAAGAGGGGTAAAAAAGGCGGAACGGTACAACCGAAGGTGCATATTGCTCCGGCAACGGAGAAAATTCACGGCGAATTTGAAGCCGGAATAAAAAAGCTCATTAAATCATCGGAAGCTTTTGGCGGCGGTGATTTGAGCGGAATAAAAAGAATCTAAAAACATAAGGAGTGCTTATTAATGAATAAAACTATTAGAAAAGTTGGTTATGCTGTGCTGACAGAAAGCAGCACAGGCGAAATCACATACGGTAAGCCCGTGTGGTTTAAGTCTGATGAAGCAGGCGGCAGAAGTATCGGTGCAGAGCCTATCGGCGATTCGAACACAATCTACGCTGACGGCTTGCCTATTATTGTAGCAAGTGCGAACGGTGGCTACACAATCAGCCTTGAACTTATTTCAGCAGTCGATAACATCGAAAAAGATTGGTTCGGCAATGATGAAGCTACAGAGGGCGGCATTATTGAGAAGGGTGGTATCAAGGTGATGCCGAGATTCGCTCTTCTTGTTGCCAAGGAAACATACAAAGGTGACAAGCTCTACGAGATTGACACATATTTTGACTGTACAGCTGCAAGAGCCAGCAGAAACGACAAGACATCGGAAGGGAACTTCGATCCACAGTTCCCAACATATACAATCACGTCAAAACCACGCCCTGACAATGATTTTGTACGCTATACATCTTATGCCGACACTCTGCCGGAAAATGTTGTAACTCCTACTGTAAAGGCTGTAAAGGCTGCAAAATCGGCAGTTCCTACAGATCAGGCCTCATCAGACAACACAAAGGCGGTTAAAGGCTAAGCTATGAAAGACACAGTTGTTATTAACGGCAAAAATATTGAGGTTGAGGTTACAGCATATACAATGCTCATCTACGAGGACACATTCAAAGGCCACAGCTTTCTGCGTGATGCCGACCGTGTCCTTGTCAAGAATCTCAATGATGTTAAATTTGGCTCTGCTGTAAAGCTTTTATGGGCAGCGGCAAAGACGGCAGATGATACAATTCCCAACTTTAAGACTTGGGCGAAAGAAATCAGCATTAAGGACGCTATTTCGGCGACAGACACAATCATCAATCTCATTGTTGACAGCCTTAAAAGCGACAGCCCAAAAGTGACAGCGACAGCGACAGCAACTTAAACGGATTTAAAACTTTCCTGACGGCAAAGGAAGTCTTATCCTATGCCGTCAGGTGCGGTCTGACTGTCGCTGATCTACAGAAATTTACAATAGGTTTTGTCTTAGATTATGTCGAAACCTATTTCGCATTACGAAACAATAAGAACATCCACGAAAATGAAGAAAAATATCTGAAAATGAAATCTGTGTTGCCTTTCGTTACAGAAAGATTTGAAAACAAGGAAATCTCGGAAGAGCAGTACAGCGAGTTTATGAACAGATACAAGAAGTTGGAGGATAGATATGGCATCTACAATTAAGGGTATTACCGTCAAAATTGCCGGTGACACAATGGACTTACAGAAGTCCTTAAAAGCTGTACAGTCCTCATCGGCGAGCCTACAGAGCGAATTGTCGGCTATTAATAGACAATTAAAGTTTGACCCCGAAAACACTGTTTTGCTTGCTCAAAAGCAAGAAGTGTTAAAAGAACAAATTGAAAACAGCAAATCTGCCCTCAAAAAGCTACTTGATGTACAAGATCAGGTTGAAGAACAGGCAAAAAACGGCGAAATTTCGACGGAGCAGTACAGAGCTTATCAGCGTGAAGTCGAAAAAGCGAAAAGCAAACTTGAAACTTTCACCAAACAGCTTGCGGAAACCGAGGAAAAAGCAAATGCGATAAACCTCGAATCTGCCCGAAATGAGATGTCAAAAACCGAAACAAGTGTTGACAAGACAGGCGACAGCTTTAAAAACCTTGAAAATAAGTCAAATAAAACTGATTTATCCAAGGTCGAAAAAGAAATGGATGATGTTAAATCCTCGGCTGATAATCTTAAATCTGCCGTCGGTGATGCGGTAAAAGATGTCGTAGCGGCAACAGCGGCAGTCGGCGGAGCTGTTACAGGCGCAATTGTAAGCGCAAACGGGGAGAAAAAGGCTCTCAATTCTTTGCAGGCTCAAACAGGCTTAACCGCCGAAGAGATGACAAAATATAAAAGCGTGCTCGAAGATGTTTACAAAGGCAATTTTGGCGAATCGCAGGAGGAAGTTGCAAATGTCCTTGCTTTAATTAAGCAAACGACAAATGAGACCAATCCGAGCAAGCTCAAAGATATGACCGAAAATCTCTTTACTTTAAGAGATACTTACGATTATGACTTTGTGGAAACCCTACGAGCTGTCAACATGCTTATGGAGCAATTTGGTGTAACAGGTGAAGAGGCTTTTAATCTCATTGCACAGGGCAGTCAAAAAGGCCTTAACAAAAACGGCGATTTGCTCGATACAATCAATGAATACTCCGTACATTATAAGCAACTCGGCTATGATGCAAATGAATTTTTTAATTCGCTTGAAAATGGCTCTAAAGCAGGTACTTTCAGTATCGACAAGCTCGGCGATGCAATGAAAGAATTTGGCATCCGCTCTAAGGACACAGCCTCGAGTACGCAGGAGGGATTTGCTCTTCTCGGCTACGGCGCAAAAGCCTCGGCTGAGGACATTAAAAAAGCCAAGGATGAAGTCGCAAAGCTCGAAAAAAATCTTTACTATGCAAAAGAGGAGCAAAAAGGCTTTAACAATTCGACGAGCGAATTAACAAAGCAAAAGAATGCCGATAAAATTGAACAATATTCAGAGGCGCTAAAAACTGCTAAAGAAAATCTTGCAAATCTCGAATCAGCAGGCAAAGGCGCAAAAGGTAGTATTGAGGATTTGCAGGCAAGATTTGCAAAAGGCGGAGACAGCGCAAAATCAGCAACATCAGAAGTCTTAAAGGCTCTTTTTGAGATGGACGATAAGGTCAAGCAAAATCAGGCAGGTGTTGACCTCTTCGGCACGATGTGGGAGGATTTGGGCATCGACGGGATAAAAGCCTTAATGAAAATTAATGGCTCTGCCGACAAGACCGAAAAAACCATGAAAAAGATTAAAGACATCAAATATGATGATGTCGAATCCGATTGGGCAAGCCTTGGCAGAACGGTGCAGACTGATGTCATTAATCCTATCGGAAAATCACTGTTTCCGGAAGTCAAAAAACTTTGTAAATTTGCGAGCAAGCATACAGATGATATTATTCCAACGCTAAAACAGATTGGTGTTTTAACTACTGCTATTTGGTCGGGTAAAAAGGCCACTAAAATAGTTACAGAAATCAAAAATCTGTGGGGAGCTTACAAGTCCTTGAAAGCGGCAACAGATGCCGCTAAAATCTCACAAGAGGGACTTAACACTGCTCAAAAAGCAAATTTGTGGGGATTAGTTGCAGGTTTAGTTGTTGGTGCTATAGGCGAAATTTGGGCATTTTCAGAGGCTAACGACAGTGCAAAACAATCCCAAGAAGAACTTAACGAAGCTCAGGAAAAAGCAAAAGAAGAAATCAAAGAGCTGAAAGATGCTAATGATGAATATGTGCAGAGCAAGAAAGATGCGGCTTCGGAGGTTGAAAGTGAATTTCAATACTACGAAGGCCTTTGGGGCGAACTGAAAAAAATCGTTGATAAAAACGGCGAAGTTAAAAAGGGCTATGAAGACCGTGCGAAATTCATCACAAACGAACTGAGCAGAGTTACAGACGATGAAATCACCTGGAACGGAAATGTTATTACATCTTACGAAAACCTTAAAACCTCAATGGATAATGCGCTTGAGTCAAAAAAAGCCCTGGCGATGTTATCGGCACTCGAAGAACCATATCAAACGGCTGTGTCCGGTTTAAATGGTGCACAAGAGGATGTTGTAGCCGGCTACGCAAACAGAAAAAAAGCAAAGGAAGAACTTGATTCAGCAAAAGAAAAAGTTGAACAAATGAGCCTTACCGGGCTTTCGCAAAATAAACAAACATTAAAACTTGCAGGCTGGGGTTTTGAAAACGGTCAGATATCTCAAGAGTATTATCAGCAAATACTTAAAGATCTAAATAATGGCGAAAATATGCAACGGCATATTGAAATTTTATCAAATCTCACATTAGCCTATGGTGAGGCGCAAAATGAAGCCAAAGACAACTTGAATGCGAAACAAATAGAGTTTGACAAAGCAGATGGCAAGTATAAGGAATATCAGAAAAAAGTAGTTGATTATAACACCACAATCCAAAATTATGAGAATCTCACAGCGGCAAACGCTAAAGGTAACACCGAAGAAATTAAAGCCGCTATGTCGGACTTGTCTAACAACATTGTTACTTATACCACCGGTAACAAAGCTGCTCTCGAACAGCAGGTCAATGATTTTAAGACAAATGCCGAGAACCTAAAAACGGCATACAAAGACGGTGTTGAAGGCGTAACAAAAGACCAGGTCGAAGAAGCCGAAGAATTGCAGGAAAGGGCAGAAATCGAGCTTGCTAAGTACAATGATATGTACGGCACGGTTGCCGCAATTGCTACAGGCAAAGCTGATGAAATCACTGCACAACAGCAGAAAATTAAAGAGGGCTTTATTGATGCCGAAACAGGCTCAAGAGAAAGCCTTGAAAATCAGCTTGCAAATTTTACCGCAAACTATGAGTTATTAAAAACTGCAATGGACGAAAATCAACCGGGCGTAACTCAAAAAATGGTTGATAATGCAAAAGAGCTTGTAGATAAGGCAACCGTTGAGCTTAACAAACTCGAACCAAACAGCGAAGAAGCCGGTAAAGGCATCCCTGAGGGCACCAGCAAAGGTACGAAAGACAAAGACGCCAACAAAAAAGTTGATGATTCGTGCAAGTCGCTTGTCAATAGAATCTTTGATAATTTTTCGGGAGTTTATGACAAATTCTACGAAGAAGGCAAAAACTTAGTTCAAGGCTATATGGACGGTGCTGGAAGCCTTACCGATAAATTATTTAAGTCGGCAGGAGGACTTGCAGAATTAAGTCTTAGTGCTATTCAGAAAACACAAGATTCACATTCGCCTGCCCGAAAAAGCCGAAAATTAGGACAAGACTTAGGACGAGGTTACCCACTCGGCATTAAAGACGAAATCGGAGAAGCAGAAAAGGCGGCAAGGTCTATGAGTTCAAGAACCTTGTCAGCACTTGAAGGTGATCCGATTCGAGCAATTAACGGCAAGTTTGCAAATATTCGCACGCAAAGTCAAAATGCGACAGTAAACGGTCAAATGTTGAAAGCTGTTACAAATTCGCCTACGATTAAGATTCAATTTACAGGCGATGTCCATATCAATAATGATATGGATGTTGATGATTTTAACCGCCGTGTATCGACTGCAATTGTGCAAACGCTTGACGGTGAAGCGTCGAAGTGGGGAGGTTAAAGATGAGGCATAGTTTTACATATAACGGTACCAATTTGCGGACATTAGGCTTTTTTATAGCTACACCTCCCAAATATCAAATTGCAAAGCGTAATTTTGACGTTACTTCTGTCTACGGCAAAAACGGCGGAGTAATTTCTGACAATGGTGTTTTCGATAATGTTGAAATGCAGTTTGAGGTCAACAGTTATCCATACATTGTGCCCAACGAAAGTAACGCTGAGCTTGTAAGAGCGTTTGCAGAGTGGCTTACTGTTTGGGACGGCGAGTATAAAATCTTTAGGGATTCATACAACCCCGGTTATTTTACGAAAGCAATTTGTACTGGAATTGAGCCAATAGAAGAGGTTGCCCCCCTTTGCTTGTCAACAACAATAAATTTCAGCCGAGTGCCGTTCTGGTACAGTGACTTGGGACAGGAGATTATCAGACCGAAATTAACTTCGACACAAAACGCAGAAATCGAAGTCTATAATCCTGAAAATTACACCGCCGAGCCTTTAATTAAAATCATCAACAAAGGTGCAAAAGTTAATCCGTTGACGCTGACGGTTAATGATGATCAAACTTTAACAGTTAAAACATCATCGGATAAGGATTATATTGAGCTTGATTCCGAACAGCAGTCCGCTTCTTTCGATAACGGCATGAGGTTAGCAAATAATTGCATAAGTTGCACAGAGTTTCCAAAGTTTTTGCCCGGTTGGAATAAAATAAAACTCTCAGGAAAAAGCGCAAATGCGTTTACTGACATTGAAATTAAGCCAAATTGGAGGAGATTGTAATGTACCCTATTTTGTATAACGTTGCTGACTTTTACAAGAACTCAACACCATTGTTTGAATCTAACGGTTTCGGTTTTTTGACTGAATGCACCGAATTCTTGGTTACAATGGAGCAAAATGGCACATACAGCTTTAGCATGAAAATAAAAAGCACAGATAAGCTCGCGCCGAAAATTAAAATAACTTCATATGTCAAAGCAAAAGTAAATAATGTATCCGAGCCACAGTATTTTTATGTAACAAAAATAGAGGTCGATAAAAACGGCGATTTAACCGTGTCAGGTGAACATGTGTCAAGAATGTTTTTTCAAAATGGCACAATCCCTCGTGCGACAGACGGTTCGATGTATGGCACGCCGAAAGAACTTATTGACCACTATATGCGAGATTACAGCCAAGTAGGTAAGCCTCTGTATATGTGGTTTACGGAGGCCCCGTATAAGTGGTTTAATTTCAGCTCATCAATCACAGCAAAAAAAAGAATCCGCTTAGGCTATTCACAGGCAGTAAAGTTTGAGGATATCTTCAAAGATGATGACGAAGGACTGATAAATCAGTTTGGCGGTGTTCTGTATTTTAATAATTTTGACATTTATTTTAACAAAATCAGTACAGCAGGTGCGAAAAGTGGCTATCGTATAGCTTTCGGCGCTAATGTGTCAGATTATAAGCAGACTGCTGAAATCGGCAACTACTATACACATGTTATGCCTTATGCGAGATGCAACACTACGGACAATAAAGAAGTCGTCGTGTCAAGCCCTGAACCATATGAAACAGGGCTAAAACGGAACATAAAAAACACATATTTATACGACTGCACAAGCAAAATCAAAAAATACACTTTAAATCCCAGCACCGGCGAAAACTACGAAGAAGTCAGAGATGCCTTGCGTAATGCAGTTGCCGATTATAACTATTCGACGGAACAAACAGCGGAAACCCTGAGTATAAGGGTAACTCTTGAAAATGAACTCACCAAAATGCACGCAATCAAACTTTATGATGAAGTGACGGTCGTAATGCCGGACGGCACGAATCTTAGCCGAAGAATTTCAAAAACGGTCTACGATAGCGTGTCTCAGAAATACAAAGAAATTACAATCGGCGACTTAAGTATGTCGATGTCGGATTTACTAAAAATTCAAAGGAGGTTTAAAAAATAATGGCAATTAGTATGAAGCATAAATCAATTGCAATTGATGTTAATAATCGAAATGCACCAAATGTTGTTGCAATTGCAAATGTAAATGACAAAGCGGTTCGCTATCTTGATGTAACTTTAACGGCCAGCGGTGAAAAAATGACCTTTGCAGATTGCACAGTAACAGCAACATTTGCGACGGACGGATATTTAATTTCAGATTCAGTCGCTTGCACCCTGAACAGCACGGCAGATGTTATTACTGTTCCGCTCGAAAATTTCAAGTCTATGTCGGGCTTCTTGGCAATTGAAATTAAGATTGCAAACGGTGAAACGCAGGTGTTAAACACGCCGCTAACTTTAAAAGTCATGGTAACTCCGAGCCTCGCCGAAAACAGCAAGATAAACAGCGAAAGTGCTGGCAATTTTGCCGAAATCAGCCGAGAGGTTGCCACAGCAAGAGGCGGTCAAAATTCGCTTGGAGCAAGGCTTGATAAAACAGACAAGAGTATTGCCCGAAAGCTCGATTCAATGCCGTTCGACAGCGAACCAAAAAATAACAGCCCGTGTTATCTGACAAGCGGTACGGTTTACAATGCTCTGCTTGTTAAAGCCGATAAAACCGCCTTGGCGACTAAATACGATTCGTCAAATATCGAAAGCGGAACATCAACGCTTACACCATACTCAACCGTTGCAGATAAAATCAAAAGTGCAAACTGTACATATAAGACGATTGGTGACATCGTAATCG